ATGATGTTATTTTTTGAAGAAAAAAGAGCGGCAAAAAAAATGGGATTGAAAAAATATAAAAGGTTTTTAAGGGCGAAACGTAGCACAAGAAAAATTTATCGGTCTATTAAAAAAAGTAGTAAGCACGATATGCTAGGTTCATTTGGTTTATGAAAAATAAAATTATCGGCATAGCGTTAGGTTTTGGTGTAGGAACATTTTTATTTGCCGGAACAAGTTTAGCGGCCAGTTATGATATTAACCCTTGGAACGAATTAGACGAGCTAATATCTCCGGTAACAGTTTCCATAAGTGAGGATAGAAGTGAATTGACAGAGGGTTACTATTGGGGCGTAAGTTTTATATCTGATGCTCAAAATATCTACGATAGGCGAAAATGTACGTTGATAGAATTTCCGGCAAATCCATTTAGTCCTGTTACAAATGATATAACTTTTACAGGCCTATTCGGTTCTTACACTGTTTTAAATTTACATATTGATGAGTCGTTAAAAGGTTGCGAAAGCGGTACACCGCAAGAGCTAGTTTTGTTAGATGATTCTTTTACTTATACTATAACAAACGCTATTATCGGTGGTAGTGAGGGGGTGTTACTAGCGGGCATCAATAACTTATCCGGTTCAATAAAAGGTTTTCTTTTGATAATTTTACCGGTATTTATAATTTTAGGTTTCTTATGGTTCGGATATTTATTTTTACAAAGTAGAAAATGATTATAAATCAACAAACATTAGGTAGTTATTGCCGGACAGAAAACGTATATTTAACCGGTGCGGCAAGCCACGATATAGCAAATTTTGAAACCCTTTGTTACAATTCGGCTACTTCTTTCGCAATTATTTTCGGAGCTGGAATCGGTTTAATAATATTGGCCGCGTGGCTATCAAGGCTATTTAAATAAAATTATATGAACGATAACCTAATTTTATATTATGATTTTTTCTTAGGGATGTTTCGCTGGGTAGTTTATATTGGCGGTGCTTTTATTGTACTGGGAATAATAATTAAAGGTTTAATTTGGGTTAGAAAATTATAATATGACTAACTTTCTATTGAGCGAGCCGGATATAATTCAAGTGTTAGTTTGGTTTATGAGTTCTGCGGTAATTTCGGCGATATGTATCGGGATAGCGAGGAGAGTGTTTAATAAGTGATTATGGTAAAATATAATCAACAGGGAATAGTCGGCCCTAAGCAATTAAAAATAAACAAATGGTTTATTCAGATGTAACACCGGTATTGACCGCGGGCGTAACAACCCTAACGGACACTATCGTTGGTATTCTCCCTATTCTATTGCCGGTGGCGATAGTCTTGGGTTTTTTCTGGATGGGATACAGGTTTTTATCTCACAGGGGCTAGGAACTCAACGCAGATGGGGTGGTATGGTTTCAAGTTAAATCTGCGTTTAGCTTTTAGGGTTCAATTCCCTATCACTCCATAATGAAAAAAGCAAATTTATTATTTTTAATTATTTTATTCGGTGGGTTTTTACTTCACGGAGTTGTTAAAGCCGAAACAATAGCCCAATATAACGGCAACACTCCTACCGCCGATAGTTGGGGAATAGCGAAACAAAACTTAGGGCCTAATGTTACTTTTGATAATATTAGTAGCATAAAGTTAAAGATAAAGTCGGATTCAGTAGGACAAGGAGTCCATAACTTACAAATAACTTGGGAAGATGGCGGCGGGTGTACTGCCGGTGCTACATCAGATAGCATACCTTTTGACTACGACATAACAACGCCGCAAGTAGTTACTTTTACTTTTAACGATAACCCTAGTAGTGATATATCCGGCAGTAATTGTATTTTTAGAACTAACGCGGACAGTTCTAGTTACAGGCATTTCTTTTATGGGGTGGATGAAGATTTATACACAAACGGTGATGCCCTCTTTTGTACGACAAGTTGCGAAAGTGATGATGATGTTATTGATGCCTATTTTATTATAGGGCAGGATGAAAGTGATATAAGCATTACAGGGCCGTTACATAACAGTATCGTACAGGATTTCGGGAGTTGGGGCGTTAGTGTTTTATCAGAAAATAGCGATGCTTGGGCCTGTATAATTTATGATAACGAACAAGACGGAGTAATAAATTATTTAGCAAGTTTCACATATAAGGATTGTATTTTTATAGGGGTGAATGGAGGTAGTAGCACACTAATACCTAAAAGCGTTTTAATGAACTCTAGTCCTAGCCACTGGGAGGCTATCGCGGAAATTGTGGGCAGTGATGGTTTTGGAAGTTTCAATCTAGGGGCGGTGTACACTTTTTCAGATATTATCCGGTTTAGCATCACTCCTTACATTACCGGTACACTCAACCCTAACCTACCTACCGCAGACGATTTAGACCCATCTATTGAAGGTAGTTTTTGGTTTATTGATTGTAGCGGGTATAGTGCTTCTTACTTTGACGGCTTTTGGTTTGCTAGTGATGCTGGCGGGCATTTCTTTTGTGATTTACAGGCCGGTTTGAGAAGTTTGGTTTATAATCTCATTTTCCCTCACGATTTTAGTACCACGGCATTAAGTAACTCCATAATTTATTTACAACACGGATTTCCATTTAATATAGTTACCGGCATAAAGGATGCTATTATAGCCGCAAGCGAAGAAACATTAACGCCGGAAAACTTAGAGAGTGATGCTGTTTTCTTTGGTAGCTCAGTTACAGTATTGACTCCTACTTCTTTAGAAGATGTTATAGGCGAAGACAAAAAGGATTCTATTTTTAGTACAATAGTTAATTTCGCTTGGGTCGGGGCGGCATATATAATGTGGGTTACTATTTTTTAAATGATTGTAGATATTTTATTGATAGTAGTAGTGTCTTTTCTAAGTTTAATTGGTGGGCTTTTAAATTTACTTGCTTTTGTTATACCGGAAGAAATACAGTTATCTCTAATTGACATACTGTCAAATTTAAAATTCTTTATGGGGATATTGCCGGTAGTTGAACTACTTAACGTATTAGCGACAATTTTGACGTTCTTGGGGTTGTGGTACTTAGTAAAAAGTTTATTAAAGATTTGGGCCGGAGTACCGATGGTAGGCAAGAAGATAGCGGTAAAATAAAAAGATGTTTTTTAACGCAGATTATCAAGGCTTAAAGATTTTCCTATTTTACGGAAAAAAGGGTTCGGGCAAATCTTTATATCAAAGCTACTTGGTTTTAAAACTTCTCAAAAGTTATTATAAAATTGAGAAAAAATATCCATCCTTACCGCACCGGAAGTTTTATATAAATCAACCTTTATCTGAGGAATTTGAGAAAAAAGAACTCAATAAACATTTTGAATACTTTACGAGTCCCGAACAATTATATGCGGTTAGGGATAGTGATATTTTATGGGATGAAATAGGGAAAGATTTACCGGCAGGAAGTTGGAACGATACGCCGAAAGAGTTGAAACAGGTATTCTCACACTTACGAAAAAGAGGAAACCGGATTTTTGCTAATACGCAGGTTTATGAAGATATTGATATATCTTTCCGTAGGCAAATAGATGCCGCTTGGAGAATTAAAAAAATGTTTGGTAATAGGGATATATCGGCAACCTTGCCGCCGCCTAAAAGAGTTTGGGGAGTTATTAAATTGAGGCATTTTGACCCGATGGCCCTAGAGAGTATCAGAGATGAGCTAGTCAGGGCCGAATTAGAGGAAACCGGTTTTCCTAAGTTTATTTTTATCCGTAGGAAGTTAGTCAACCTTTACGACACTACCGCAGAGCTACCGCCTTATCAACCTAATAAACTACGCGAGGTAGTTATGACGTGTAGGGAAGGCGAAAAATGTTTAACGCCACACAAAGACGGAACGCCGCATAGAGTTGTTAAACACGTTTCGGCCTAATGAAGATATTGTTTTTGACACTCCTAATTCTGCTTTCACTTCATTATTTGAATTACGAGTATAGAGTTAGGCCGGCTACTGAATACGCTTTGAGTTTGCCGTCAATCCAGTATGTTACCGGATGTCAAAACGATATTTTCAATCACGACACCGGAGAGTTAATTTATAGGCCGCCGCTAGGAGTTAATAATGGTAATTGTCTAACCGTACCTAATCCGTGGCTACCGCAAAACATAATAACGCATACGGCGTGGGAACAAGTGCGGGTAGAGGGCTTTGGTTACAAAGTTATTAGTTTAATGATTATTCTTATTTGGTTAGTGGCCGCGTGGCCCGTTTGGTTGCCGGTGGTTATTACTTTTATGTGGTTTAATGAAAGGATTGACAAATCCCCTGTCCCATAGTATGATGGGGAGAATATGAGAGAAGATAAAAAAGCCGGAAAAGTGAGCGAGGCATTTCTGCTTTCAGAGGCTATCAAGCAAATAGAAAAAGAGGCTAAACAGAAACGCAACAAAATAGTGATTTGTAAAGCCCCTTATTTTGGCCGGTTTAGGTGGGATTTTTTCGGTGTTTTTGACTTAATTGTAATTACAAATTATCCGTTCAATAGTTACCGGCAATCAGATGAGGTGGATGCTACCACGGAGTTTATACAAGTAACTACAAAACATCACTTATCTGACCGCCGGAAGAAGATACTAAACTTTTTTCAAGATGCCGGATGTTATATCCCTCACGCCTCAATTTGGGCATACGATAAAGTAACCGGAGAATTTAAAATAGAAAAAGTTACTAAATAAAATGATATTAAGTAGAAAAACACACGGTTATGTTATGCCCCTTAAAGTTTATCGGATGAGGAAAGCGATAAACAATTTAGAAAAGCACCGGTTGGCTAAGATTGCGGCAGAGAAAGGCATCAGGAAATGGACAAAAAAGGTTAAGTATTATTTAAAAACGCAGAAATGAATACAACAAAATTCGTATTTTATGATTGGGATAAATATAAAGAGTTAGAGGGTACTTTTACGGCCCAATATCGCGGAGTTGGAAAATGGAGAAAAAATGTTTTTGAAATAAAACTGGATGTGGGGGCGGTGGTACACTGTTGGGCTAACGCCGCACTTTATAGGGCCTTGTCCGGCGTACCGTTTGGAACGAAAGTTAAAATAAAATACTTGGGGTTAGAAGTTATGGAAAACGGCAGAGCATTTCATAATTACGAAGTGGACTATTTAGGTTATCAAAAGCCGGAAAAGATAAAAAAGAAAAAGGTAAAATGA